ACTTCATAGGTTTTTCCAACTTCTAATGTTGTTGTTAAATCAGTCATTGTTTGATCAGTTGTTATATCTGTAGAAAGAGTCTTTACCTGAACCAAATCACTTAAATTAGGAAAACCTACAGATATAGGATTAAAACCATCAGCCTCGCTAATTTCGTAAAAGCCTGAAGCTCGAACACTTCGATTGGAGCCAAGTCCAAAATTTGTATCATCATATTTTGAAATCGCAATGACATTGTTGACAGAAACAAAAGCAAAAGCTGCTTCTGGCCCTGTATCTCCAGCATTTGCGGATACAACACTTTCAACAGAGTCAAGAGATGTTGCTTTAGGTTGAATGGGTAGAGTAATATAAATATCAGTGCTCGCCGTGCCACCTGTAGTTCCAACCGCACTTACAATAAACTCAACTTTATTACCTACAACTCTATATTTTGCTAAACGGGTCGTTACTGAGGTATAAGTCATTGAACCGCTAGCCGAATATGTAGGCGTCCAATCTTGCCATTCTGTTGCTGCTGCTACACTAGCAAAAGTAGTCCAAGCTTGTACAGGCCAATTAGTAATTGTAAATGTCAAAGTACCAGGGTTTCCACTAGCTGAAACGTCAACATAACCAGTAGGAACATATTGCGATAAATTTATATTAAAATTAGAATTGTTATTTCTATAATCCCAAGTATAATCTGAAGTTTCAGTACTATTTCCAATACCTACAAATTCTTCATTTATAATATCATAAAATATAAATACTCTAACAGAAGCTGATGCAGCATAAAGCATTCCATTTGAAGAATCTAGTGTTGTTAAAGTATCATTTGTTATTGCTACAGGTGTTGAATTAGTTGTAATATCACTGGCTATTGTAGTTACTACTGAATTTACAATTCTAGATCCGGCATTAAAAGTGATTTGATTGTTTCCAGCATCTGAAGTTTCCCAACTTGTATTGCCGCCACCGATTGGGCCTACTGCTCCATTATGATAACCTAAAAAGCCTTGAGCAGGATCATAACCAAGTTCTCCATTAGCAGAAGGAGTAGAATTGGTGAGAGTGACATCACCTGTGATGCTCCCTGAGTATTTACCTTTTAAATCTTTTTCACTCATTTACTATTCTCCTCTTCTGAAGGCTCTTCAATAACTGGCTCTTCAAAACCAGCATACTCCTCTACTAATTCGTAAATTGGGCAGTTACCTTCAGAAACCCATTTTTCATATTCTGCTCTTAGTGGTTGTTGATTTCCCCAAAGCTCTTGCGCTCTATCAGTATCAATACCACATTCAGCAACTTTTTGATCGTTTTCCCATTTTTCTAATTTAATTAAACAGCCTTTTAGTACAATTCCTTTAAACATATCTTTTGTCCTTATGTTTTAATAATGTAATTTAAAATAACGGAAGGTTGCATGTTTTGATGCGCTCCGCCGCCACCTGTGCTTTGGTTAGTCGCAGTTGTTGATCTATTAGTAGCCGTGGTTGAACTTGTTGTTCTTGTAATTAGTACATTTCCGCTTTCTCGTACGTAATACGAAGTATTTCCACTATTTGCTCGGTCGTATATAGAAAGCGTATGATTATGCGAATTCTGCGTATGATTATGACTATTTTGTGTATGCGTATGTGATGGCATTTGTGCAGTAGTAAGAGTGTGTGTCTGTGAACCGCCGGAAGCTGCTAAACTTGTTCCATCAATTCCTGATGCTGCTGAAGTAACTCTATTAGCAGCACTTCCTCCCATATCATCTTTACCTACAGCCGCTCGTCCTCTTAAATCTGGTAAATTAAAAGTTGTACTTCCATCTCCAGATCCATAAATCTCACCAATAACTGCAAATAAACTGTCGTAAGTTGTTCTTGATACTGCAGATCCATCACAAAGTAAATATCCTCCAGGAGCTGAGGCGCCTGCAAAAGCAATTAAAGATCCTGATGGCATACCTCCAACATCAGTAGATAATTTACCAGTGTCGATTCTACCAGCATCAATACTTAAAGGTAAAGTAAGTATTGATGTTCCTATAATTGAGCTTGACATTATATCATTCTCCTAAATTTAACTCTGGCCAAGTGATATTTTTTTCGACAAAGCCGCCGGTTTCTTTTGAAAAAGTATAAGCAGCATTAGGATTATTTTCAGTCATGTCTAATAGTGCTTGTCGATAAGCAGCAATAAGTGCTTGTTTTTCTTCTCCTAAATCAGTCCATCGTAAAGGATTAGAAACAAGAGGATCTACTTCTGTCACAAGGAGATCATCTCTTTTTTGACGTAATATATTTAAAGCTTCTTCTCCTACAATGTCCGCAGGAGCAACAAAAGGAGCTATAGGACCATAGTCTCCAGCAATTGCTTTTTTATAAATAGCTTTTCCATGTTCTTCAGCATCATCAGGAGAAGCAGTAAAAGGAATCCAACCGTATGTAGGATGATTTAAGTCTAAATCAATAGTATCTAGATAATTATATTTAAGATTTTTTACTTCTGCCTGTGATAAATCCATCATAATCTCCTAACTAATTCTTAACCAAACTGTTGAAGTGGTAGCCCCAGATCTTCTGTAGCCCATACATCGCCAAGTTCCGGAAAGTGATCCTGAACCAACAGTAGTCCCTTCTTCGTCTGAAGCACGCAAGCTACTTCCGGCCAAAGTTGAATTAAATGTAGTGGCTGAAATGCTACTTATTGAACCAGCAAATGCATAACTTCCAACAGCATTTGCAGTTAAACCAGAATTTAACGCTCCAATCGAAGCAGTGCTAATAGAATGAGTATGAGAAGTAGAAGTAACAGTATTTCCAGATACACTTGTAATACTACTTGGGGTTCCTAATGTAATGGTTCTATTCGCAGCTAATGTTCCTCCACCAGTGAGGCCATTGCCAGCTGCAATAGTTCTGTTGGCCGCAGTTAAAATATCAGCCGCATCAACTCTAGCTGTATCTAAAGTACCAGTAGTGATTTTACTAGCATCTAAATCAGGTACTACTGTTGTAGCTAAAGTACCAGTAGTGATTTTACTAGCATCAATACTTAAAGGTAGAGTTACTCCAACTGCAGGAGCATTAAGAGCATAATTAATTGTGGCGCTAGTAAATCCAGACAAATTAGGAAGAGTAAGTTGAATAAGTCCTGCCGAAGTAACACTTACAGAAAAACCTGCAGGAGGAGTATCACCAGTTGTCTGATATGCTATATTATAATCTGTATCGTTACCATTTTCAGCAAATTGAACTTGCAAATAGAAACGGTAATTTGTATCGGCGTCAATTGTTACCCAACCAGTAAGTTCACCAGCTTTATATGCGGAAACATCTTGAATATTAGAAGTAGCATTATTAGTTAATGTTAATTCTGTAGTAATATCATTACTTCCAACTACAAATCCTCGTTTTAGTTGAACGTACATGCTAGAAGTAGTTTTAGCTACTCCTAAAGGAAGAGAAATTTCTCCAGCAGATGTGGGCTCACTTACACTCATTTTACCATCAGTAGTGCTTAAGAAAATTACATCACCTTCTGATGGAAGAGCAGCTTCTACGAAATTAGAAGAAGTTAAATTATCAACAACTCCAGAAGAAGTAAGTTTAAAATCATTAGCATCAATAATTTCACTAACAATACCGACTACTTCTGAAGATTCAGGATCAGAGGCATTTGCTTTAGTGTAAACAGTTCCATTTAAATAAAGAACATCACCAACAGCAAAACCATGTGAGGCTTGCGTAATAATAACAGTGGCTTGGCCACTTGCATCGCCCCAAGTAAGTGTAATATCTTCGCCAGAAACACTATCAACTACTAAAGTTTTATCGAGTGATGCCGCACCAGAAGGCAAAATAAGTTTTTGATTACTTGATAAAGCTGCAGGAGCTGATAATTTAACATAGTTTGGAGTTGGAGATTGTGCATCTTCTAATACTAAATCTCCAGCAGTTGTAATATCTTGCGATCCAAAATCAGGATTAATTTTAGTTCCAGAAATAGCAGCAGCTGAATTAATATCGGCATCGACAATACTATCTGAGAGATCTAATTTACTATAAGCAATTGCTGCAGCTGTAGCAATGTCTGCGTTAACAATGCTGTCAGTTAATGCTAATTTACTATAAGCAATCGCAGCAGCTGAATTGATATCAGAATCAACAATACTATCTGCGAGATCTAATTTACTATAAGCAATTGCTGCAGCTGAATTTATGTCTGCGTTAACAATACTATCAGACAAAGCCAATTTACTGTAAGCAATGGCAGCGGCTGAATTGATATCAGCATCAACAATACTATCTGCGAGATCTAGTTTACTGTAAGCAATCGCAGCTGCGGCAGCAATGTTTGCATTTGCAATATTTGAAATTGTATTGTTTGCAGCATCAATTGTTTTGTTTGTAAGTGTTTGTGAAGAAGTCAGATCAGTTAAATCTGTCCAACCTCCATTTACATACACTCGAAAAGAATTTGAAACTGTATTGTAGTAAATATCACCATTAGTTGGTGATGCAGGATCACTTGCTAAACCAGCAAAGTTGATACCTTTAAAAACTTTCATAAAATCTAGAGCCATTTTATAATTCCCTCTGTCCTTATTAGGCTTTATGAGGCTTTATTGCCTCATAATACTATTTATTAAGCTTTTAAACGCTTAACATCTAGATTAGCACTATATGTACCTGCCGAAGTAGTGTAACTAATTTCAACATTATCACCATTTATAGCAGCGGACCAAGATAAAGCAATATCTGCCGTTTCTGTACTACTATCAAAAATAGAAACTGTAGAAGCAGCTACTCCTGATGCATTATCACAAACTACCATAATTTTACCAGTTCTTCTGTCGTCGCCATTTCTAGCCATATAATCAATTTGCAAAGCTTTTACTACTTTACTATCAAATGTTAAATTAGACAATACGGCAGTAGTAGAAGCAGTTAAAGAAGCATTATGAATATATTCTTCTTCAACGAAGTCAGTTAAATTACCATCGCCTCGTTTAAAACTGTCGGCAATGGTTAAACTACCGGAATCATTAAGATTTGTGTTACTGTTCTGAATAAGTTTACCAGTAGTAAGATCGAATCTTGCAACTGCTTCATCAGTAGCAGATGCAGGACCAGCAACTTTTCCGTCTAACTGCGTTTGAATTGGTCCAGAAGCACCTGATAAATAACCTAATTCGGTATCTGAAACAGACGATGCGCTGATTACGCCAGATGCATCAGAGACAAGTGCTTTATTTGCTGTTAAAGCGGCTAATTTGCTCAAAGAAATAGCTGCGGCAACAGCAATATCATCATTATCAACACTTCCAGCCAAATCTAGCTTACTATAAGCAATTGCAGCAGCGGCGGCAATATCATCATTATCAACACTTCCGGTTAAATCCAGCTTACTGTAAGCAATCGCCGCAGAAGCGTTGATTTCAGTATTCGTAATGCCGCCAGAAGCAACTTTAACTCCAGAAGCCGATTTAGAAAGAGTGGATCCGTCTAATTCTAAGCTAAGTTGACCGCCAATATTAAAAGCAAGTCCTTCGCCATCTTGATCTACACTAATATTGTTTCCAGAGATAGTAATACCATCTCCACCTGTTAGAGTAGCGCTAGAGTTAAATAGTACAAATACGATAGGATCTGTACCTAAAGTAGTTACTTTTCCTTGCTGAACAAAGATTTTTCCAGTATTTTCACTACCTTCTTGTACAGCTACATAAGCTCCATTAATTTCATCAATTGGACTAACATCATTAAAATCTGAAGATCTAGACCAAGCTGTAGAAGCTGCAACGTAAATACCGTTATCTTCTTGATCTGTTTGATCTTTTACTAATACTCTATCTCCAGCCTCAAGTGTTTCGCCGTCAACAGTAAGAAGACCTGACAAAGCTGCTAAATTTGCAGTAGTTGCGATTCTTACAGCTTGTTTTGGTTTAAGACCTTGTGCAACATCGTCAACATATTGTTTATTGGCTGCATCAGTAGAAGTAGATGGAGAACCTACATTTGTAAGCTTACTTCCACCCATTGATTGATCAGCAGTAAATGCTACTGATCCATCTTTTTTAATTACATCTGCATCATCTGCTTTTGCGTTTAATTGGCCCTGAATACCGCTTGTGACGCCAGAAACATAACCTAATTCTGTTGCTGTTACTGCGGAATGAGTTGGAATTCCATCAGTATCACTAATCAAAGCTCTATCTGCAGTAATTGCAGCAGCATCGGACATTACTCCAGAAGCATTATTTACTACTAATCTATTAGCAGAACCAGCAGCTAATTTACTTCTTGTAATAGCGGCTGCAGATGCGATATCAGCATCAACAATGCTAGAAGAAAGATTAAGTTTACTATAAGCGATAGCAGCAGAGGGATTAATATCCGCATCTATAATTGATCCTGTTAAATCGAGTTTACTATAAGCAATGGCAGCAGAAGCTGAAATGTTCGAGTTTGTTAGGGCGCCCAAATCAACATCAGCATCAGGCATTGTAATTGTTCTAGTAGTAGAAGGAGAAATACTACCAGCGTCAAATGCTAATTTTTTGGTTAAATCCGCTTCATCTCTAATTCTAAAAACATTATCATTGAATTCAGTAGTAGCAACGGCAATGCTTACCCAACTACTTCCATCATAAAGTCTTAAGAGGCTGTCATTTGTATTAAAATATAAAAGACCTGCAACTGGTGATGCTAGATCAGCAGCAGCGTTACCTAGTCTTAAGCCTCCTGAAAGTTTTAGTTGATTATTGCCCATTTATTTCTCCTTTTATATCCATTGCCTAATAGAATATTTTAAAAACGCATTAAAACCTGTGCTTGTTGTTACATATTGTACTAATACTTCTCCACCAGAAACAGAAGCACTAAAAATTACTCCTGGATCATTCAAAGTACTAAAATCATCATGTATAGTTACATTTGTAGAATCATTTACAATTAGCATTCTACCAACTTGTTTTGCTGTACTTCTAGTTAAACTGTATTCTACAATTGCATAATTATAAGTACTTGCATTGTAACTAAATGCTGTAGTAGGAGCAGATGTATCGTCTACCAAACTTATACTACTGCTTAAAGATTTGATGGCCAAACCGTTCAAACCTAAAAATTTATCTGTACTGTCCCAAACTAATTCAGCAGATCCATCAAAAGTTCCTCCAGTGTTAAACTGAATAGATCCTTCTGATCCTCCAGGAGTAGAACCGCCTCCACTACCAGAAATAACTGCCCAACTAGATCCGTTCCAAATATAAAGTTCCGATGTGTCTTTTACTGCTCTAACATCTCCAATTTGATTACCAGAAGATGGAAGACTGGCCGCACTATCTACAGCTGATTTCCAGCTTACAGCGCCTCCTTGACCGAGCCGTATAAAAACATCAGACATTATATTTTATCGCCTTTTCCGTTAATCTGAACATTTAAAGTTCCACTACCAGAACTGGCTGTATAAATAACTTTTACTCTATCGTACATTGAATATGGCTCTAACCAAA